CGGCAGCTACCTCAACAACGCTTCCATTGAAAAACGAAACGTGGTCATTTCCTTTGCCATGCGTGGCATCGGCATTGAGAAACGGCGGCATCAGCTGTATCATGTGGTCAAGCCGTCCCGATACATCAAGATCTGGTACAAGACGGCGAACATCGATGCCTATGCCGAAGGGTATGTAGAAACCTGTGAAGTATCAAATTTCGAGCAGCAGATCAGCGGTCAGATCTCCATTCTCTGCCCGGACATTTACTGGTATAGCCGGGATATTTTCTATGCCTACTACAGCGGCGTGATCGGAGCATTTCACTTTCCTTTTCCGGAGAGCGATGCTCCGTTTCCTTTGGGCGTGTACTCCAACAGCAATCTGTTCTCTATCACCAATGATGGCGATGAAACCGGTTTCACGATGCGAATCGAGGCACTGCCCAGCGACATTCCGCAGGAAGTGGTGGCTGTGACACCGACCATCTACAACGAAAACGGCGAGTATCTGCAAATCAAAGGCGATATTCTGACCGGTGATGTCATTACGGTTACCACGAAAACCGGAAACAAGACCGTCAC